CGTCCGCAGCAAAGTCTGTGGGCTCAAAGGCCAACAGCGCTTGCCAAGCCTGCCGAGGCGACCCCGCCGTCGCTTGGGCCGGCGTCATGCCGGGTTCTGCGCCTTGCAGTGCGGCGCGAATGTTTTTCGCTTCCGGCCCTGCCGCCTGCCGAGCGATGTTGACAGCTTTGTTCTGCGGCAGCGATCGCAAATAGTCCAGTCCACGCGCGCCGGTGCGAATCGCAGACGCGGCACCTCGCCCAATCAGTTCGCCGGCAACCGCTTCTTGCACCGCGCCTTGCACGTCAGGCTGCTGGCCTTGCAGCAATTCAGCCCCAGTACGCGCCCCAGTAAAGCCGGCGATGCCGCCAGCAACGCCGCCTGCAGCCGCTGCTACCGGACCAGCGGGGGCCATCGCAGCGGCTCCGCGAACGGCGCCTCCTGCAGTTGCAAGCATTTCTGCGGATGGTTGAAAGTTTGCCACGCGGGCCATTTGGCCTACGTTTCGTTTCATTCCCTCCAAGACCCTGCGCCCAACAGGAATCTCGGCCGCAGGCGGCGCCTGATACGGCCCAGCGCCAGGAATTTGGCCCGGTGGTGTTGTAGAAGTTTCTGCTCTGCGGCGACGCGCACGCGCAACCGCAAGTGCGCGCTGCTGCTCAACAGTCATTTCCACAGCGATTTCTCCTCGTCGGTCATGTACTTCCAGTCTTCGGCGTCAACGCCAGCAGGAACTGCGGATGACTGGGGTGTTGCGGCGCGAACCGCAGGCTGTGCGGCTGCGGCCTGCGCCTGAGTCTTAGACTTTTCCATCAGGCGAATTATGGTTTGCGCTGCCTCTTTGCGAATTTTTGTAGGGACAGTCGGATCTGCCAAGCGGCCGGCGGCCTCTTTGTACGATTGCGTGTCTTTGTCAGACTGCGGGCCCTCAAAACGCGGAACGCTTTTCAACACCAAGTCTGCAATTGGTTGCAACTTGCCAATAGCAATCGCACCAGGCGTTGCAACACCAACCATGCCGGCAGCAACGTCCGTTGCGGCGCCGACGCCACTTCCTGTGGACTGGTCAATTAGACCGCCAGGCGCGCTAATGTCCCGAAGCTCTTTGATTGTGGTTTCAAGGTTAGTCACCCGTTGCCTTGCATCCATTTGCGCTTTTTCCGCCGCTGGCGTAGGACGCCCTTCGGCCAACTCCACGCGCCTGCGCTCAAGCTGTAAACGCTCCGCATTTTGCGCAAGTTGTTGGTCAAGCCTTGCGGTAGCCTGCGCATCTCTGCTCGCCTGCGCTTGAACGCGCTGACGCTCAAGGTCTAGCCGCTGCGCCTCCAACTCGGCGCGTTGCCGGTTAATCCCTCGCGCCTCTGCCGCTCCCGGCGCTTCCGGCGCCGCGCCCATCGCTTGCGACACAACCTCTTGCCGGAACGTCGGACTGGATGGGTTCATGTCAATAAACGCCACCCTGTCTCCAAGCTGCACCTTCTCCAGCTTTGGATTTTGATCCGCTCGCGCACGGTACAACTCCTGCCCTGCCGGCGACACAAGAGCTGAACCAGGCGCAACTACCGACGGCCGCTGGTCAGCCCTCCCTGCACGTGCGGCATTCACCATCTTGACACCCAGCTCCATCTGCGCTTGTGTCTTGCCGTGCATCTGCAAAAGCGTGCCAATCTCCTCTGGATCGTAGCCGCGCTGGCGAATCTCTTGCAGCGCTTGCTGTTCCGCCATGCTTTGCTGCGACTGCATCTCCTCCTGCCGCATCTGGCGCATCGCATTCAGCGTCGGCTGGATCTTGGCGAACGACTCAAACTGCGACTCCGGCTGATACCGGATCTGCGGGATGTTTCGCGCTTGCGAGATGATGCTTGCGTCAATCGGCATATCAGCCCCCAGCGCCGACGGAGCGGCCGTAGATGTCTAGAAACCTTCCAAACAGCTGGTTCTGCTGCTGCTGGTTCTGGTAGTTCTCGAAAGCGCCAACCGCACCGCCGACGCCACCCATGTAACCGCTGGTGCGATTGATCCGCCCCGCCGCCAGTGCATTCGCGCCCTGAGACATCGTTTCCCCTGCCGTCTGGCCAAACTGCTGGGCCGCAGAGCCCAACTGACCGCCGACAGTTTGCCCCAATCCGGCGATGTTGGCTAGCCGGTTGTACGCGTTGCCGTACTCGCCCGAGGCAAAGTCCTGCGCGTACCGCTGACCCGCCTTGATCGCCCCGCCAGACAGCATGTTGCCCCGCGCGGCCTGCACGCGCTCCAGCGCTTTCATGCCCTCGCCCAAGCGGAAGGCGTAGCCGGGGTCCATGTCCAGCAGTTGCTGGGGCTGGGCGGGTTGGCCACCCAAACCCATAACGCCGCTGAGTCTACCCAGCGCCGATTCGCCCGCCTTGCGGTACGGCTCCAGCAAGCCCTTTTGGTACTCAAACTGCTCGCGTTGCAGCGCCAGCGCGTTCTGCGCCGACTGCGCCTGGATGTTTGCCGCGTCTTTCGCCGCCTGGCCCGTCAGATACCCGCCTGCCAGGCTGCCGAACGCACCCAGCGCCGCAGCGCCTGCGGGCGTGCCGATGTACTTGAGGAAGTCGTCGACGACGGGGATGCCGGTGAGGCCGGCTGCTGCTCCTGCGGCAGCGCCCGCCCCCAATGCCGAGCCTGCGGCAGCGCCTGCGCCAAGAGTTCCGCCAAGCGTTAGGCCACTGGCGTCAAGGCCGTTGCCGCCGCTAGCGCCCGGTGTAATGCCGGTGCCGCCAGTAATTGATCCGCCCGGCGTCGCAGCAATTCCGTTACCAACAGGCGCACCCGCAGCACCGGCCGCCACACCCGCACCCGCCACGCCTGCGGCAGTGCTGAGGCCTGCGTCAGTGACGCCGGCGCCCGTAGTACCGGCCAGCGGGCGTTCTGGCAGCGCATTGGTTTCAACCGTAGCGATGCGCTCTGTCGGCGTGACCTGCGTGGACACCACGTCGCCGCCAGCCAAGGCATTTGTTACGCCCGTTGTTGCGCCCGCCGCAGCGCCCGCTCCCGCAACATTTCCCGCCAAAGCGTTTGCATTCGCCGTGGGGCTGAAGCCAGAAAGTTCTCCACTTGTACCGGCCGCCGACAAAATATCTGATTCCTGCAAAGCAAAATTGATTGCCTCCTGATGAGACAAACCTGCGGCAATGGCGCTGTCGTAAGCTTGAGCGCGAAACGCCTGCGAATCTGTGGCAGCACCCACATTCCCCGCACCACCCACATCCACGTCGCCCACGTTGCCAGCAACGTCTGTCGCCGCGACATCGGTGCCGGCCAACCGCGCGACTTCTTCGCCGGTCAGATTGGATAGCGCGTTTGCGGCGTCTTTGATGTATGGCTGCGCCAACTCTGCCGCAGCACCCAACGCGCCGCCAGTCAGTGCGCCTTTGATGGCGGACTCAAAATCGCCGCCGCTGGTAATCAGTTCTTTTGCGCCGCCAATAATCGCGCCGCCGACCGCGTTGTTCAACAGAGCGTTGGACGTTTGCCCGGTAATCGACGCGCCAAGACTGCCGGCGCTGATGCCCGCCATGCCAAGAATTCCGGGCAGCACAAGCCCAAGGTACGGAGCAACTTGCTCGTACCATGCGCCACCGGTGTATTCCCAAGTCTTTTGAAACTTGCCATCTGGCGTCTTAAACGCAAACTCGGTTACGCTTTTCTTGCCAGAATCAATCTTGTTGGGATTGATGACAACATCGTAACCTTGCGCCTTGAACTGCTGGATTGCAGCAGCGGCCTCGTCGGAAATCGTCGTTGTTCTTTGTTCGTTTTCCGTGCCGGGGGAGTTGACAACCTCTTTGGTGGTCGGCCCAGTAAACCCAAGTTGCGGCAAAAACTGGAGCCAGTAGCCGCTCTCCAAGTTCTTGAATTGCGTGTAGGCGTCATTCTGGTAGGTGACGTCAGAGTCTTCCGCGCCAGTCCCCATCCGCGTCTTTGGGAACAGGGCGTCAACGTTTGACCAGTCAGAAACGGCGTAAATGCCTTTTGACGTTAGCTTTGCCATGATTCACCTCACCCAATCCGCCAGTTAGTGCCGTCGCTGAACACGGGCACGACGTTTGCGGCGCCGGCCGCCACAATCGAGTGGAACGTGGTTGCGTTGGCGTCGGTCACCACGGCCCGTGCGCCTGCGCCAACAGTAGCGGCCGGAGCATTTGCAAGCAAGTCCGCAACAGTGTGCGTGCCGTTGTTGATCCATTTCAAGCCGACAGTCAGCGTCAGGCCTGGCGCGCGCAGCGAGGTCACGCTGCTGTTGCCGATGGTGACTTCGTTGCTGACGCCTGCCGCAGAGACGTCGGCATCGTAGCCCAGCACTAGGTTGTTGCTGCCGGTTGTGAGCGAGTCGCCGGCCTGAAAGCCCAGAGCCACGTTGTTTGCGCCAGAGGTCAGCGCCCCCAGTGCCGACGCGCCCACCGCCGTGTTGTTGCTGGTGGTGGCCGCATCTAGCGCAGTCCACCCGATGGCAACGTTGTACGCGCCCGTAACCACCAGCAGAGCCGCATCCTTGCCCACCGCAGTGTTGCCGGTGCCGCTGGTATTTGCCCCCAGCGCAGAGCGGCCTACGGCCACGGCATCGCTGCCGGTGTAGGCGTCCAGCGCCGCGTAGCCCACCGCCACGTTGTTTGCGCCAGTGGACACCAGCAACAGCGCATCGCTGCCCAGCGCCGTGTTTCCTGCGCCAGACGTTGCCGCATTCAACGTCCGGTAACCTACCCCGGTGTTGTAGTTCGCCGTGCTCGCTGCCGTCAGCGCCTGGTAGCCCACCGCAGTGTTGTAGTCGCCCGAGGTGTTCGCATCCAGCGCCTCGGAGCCAACGGCGGTGTTCTGGAAGCCGTCCGTGTTGGCCGTCAGGGCGTTGTAGCCCACTGCGGTGTTGTTGGAGCCCGTGGTGTTGCTGTCCAGCGCCGTGTCGCCCACAGCGATGTTGGTCGCAACGCTGCCGGCGCCCAAACCGACAGCAATACCGACGGCTTTGGCCAATTCGTACGACGCAAAGATGTTGTCGTCGGTCTTGATCGTGACGCCAAGAGCCGTTTCCAGCACGAATTTGTACGACGATCCCTCTGTCAGCCAAATCTGCGCGGGCGTTCGGCCGGCGCTGTCCAACACGATGGGGTTGGCGTTGGCCGTGCCGCCGGTATAGGTCGTGTACGTCGCCGCAGGCGTGGTCGTGCCGGCAGCGTAGGTGTAGATCAGGCCCCCGGCCAGCGGGTTGCCGTTGTTGTCGAAGAACTGCGCCCCGGCGCCAGCGTATGGGGAAAGCGAAACGCTCATGGTGCTCTCACTGTTGAATCTGGCTCACCGCCAGCACGACGGCAGGTGCTGCTGGCGCAAAAGCCGTGGCTGCGACATTATCCACCGTGATGGCCGTAGCGTCTGCGGCAAACATGATCTCGATGTAATCGTTGGCGGCAAGCGAAAAAAACTCTGCCAGCGACACTGCGGTGTACCCGTTGTTGATGTTGATCGTCACCAGCCTAGCCGTGTTGGCGATGTCCGTGCCGTTCTTGCGGAACCACAGCCAAACCGTCTTGGGGCTGCTGCTACTGCTGCCGATCTGAACGGTGGCGTCAAATTGGTACAGGCCAGACTGCACCACCACAATTCGCGACGCAGGCGAGCCGATGCTGATGCCTTCGGCGATTTCGGTGTTGTCGAACGTCAGCGCGTAAGCCGTGTTTGTCGAAGCGGGAGTCTGATCCGTGGTTTTGGTGAACTCGCCGTAATACTTCTGCTGCTCAATCGTCGGCCGCACGAAGATCACGCCGTCAGTGGCGCTTTTGATCAGCACCGCCGCTACCGGGATCACGTTATCCGGCGCCGTGGGCTTTACGTTGGTAAACGCACCCGCCACTGTGGGGCTGGCGTACAGGATGTCGCCCACGTTGAACGCGCTGGTGTCGATGCCCGTTACCGGCCCCCAGACGCTACACAGGCCCGTGGCGCCGCTGTCGGGGATGGTTTCATCCAGCACGCCAAGGATGTACAGCGAGGGCGTAGAGCCGTCAGCAAGGTACTTGGACACCGACAGCAGGTTTGCCGCGCCGACGCCGGCAAAGCCCACCACAGTGCCCTTGAACAGAGTTGCGCCAGTGGAGTTCTGCACCAGCGTGAACGTCTCTCTGCTGGCCTGGCCGATGCTGTCCTGCAGCAGTGAGAAAAACCGAAACCACGCACGCGTGGTCAGCGCCCCACGGTCCACCAGCGGATCGCGGGATGCTGGGACGCGGGGCAGCGTTTGCATTTCAGGCGCTCGTCGGCGTTGCCGTCAGTTCAGCGCCCATGATGGCGATCTTCACCGGGTCACTGCCGCTGATCTCGTACACGCGGTCGCGCAGTTTGGTCGTCATGCCCAGCCTGCGCCAGATCACGCGTTTGCCGTACTCGCCGAGCTTGCCCATGCTGGCCCAATGCTCGTTGCTCCAGGTGTGACCGCCGTCGTCGGACCAGCGGAGCATGACTTCGGGATTGGTTGCCGCAGAAACCCCACTTGGAGCCCCCGCGTTAGGAGACACATCTGTCGTGTTTGTGCTAGGAAATTGCCGAGAATTTCCCCAAATAATCCTGACAGCGCCAGCGCTGCCATTTCCGCCGCCTCCGTTAATGTCAAACGGCGCAATTCCACCATTTCCGACAGTAATTAAATAATTTGCCCCTGCAACAACGGGATAATTGTTTATGTATCTTAATCCTCCTGCGCCGCCGCCCCCAACTCCGGCCCCACCCAACTGATTTGCGCCGCCGCCGCCGCCATAATTTCCACCACCAAGTCCGCGGAAATCTGGATTTCCAGAGGCTCCCGGCGTTCCGCCAGAACCAGCGCCGCCGCCGCAAGTACTTATCGTTGTTCCGCCTGCCGTTCCATTTGAACCTTGGCCAAAAATGCCAACGCCCCCACCACCGCCGCCGGCTTCTGAAAATATAAAATCTGTATACACGCCGCCGCCGCCTCCAGCGCCGCCGCTTCCAGCGTTTCCTTGAGGCGAAGCATCGGATCCACCGTCACCACCATTTCCAGAATAACCTCCGGCGCCGCCGCCGGCCCCAGTTCCTAGAGATGATCCGTTGCCGCCGCTTCCGCCATTTCCGCCGCCAATATTTCCGGCAATAGTTGTTCCGCCTCCGCCTGCGCCACCCAAACTTGTTGGCGACTGAACTCCGCCGCCTTGGCCTCCATTTGCCACCAAAACATCAGCAAAAGAAGAGTTTCCGCCCGCATTTCCCGCAACAGAAACGGTTGTTTTGTACGCGCTAGAACCGCCTCCTCCAACGCAAACAACACTTACTTGTTGGACACTTACTGGCGGCGTCCAAACATAGGTTCCGGGGGTGGTAAATGCAATTTGACCTTGCGGCGGCAAATTTGTTAAACCAACTGATCCGCTCTCGCAATCCAACTGCAACGCATGATGCGCAGTGCGCTTTAGCGTGTTCTGCCCCGTAGGCAGCGCGCGCCAAGAACGCAACCAGCGCTGCAGATCATTGCCGTCCTGATACACCTCGGGGTCGAACGCATACACGCGCCCGTTCTCCCAGTCCCCAACCAGCACTTGTCCCGCAAAATTCGCCTGACAGTTGCTCCGGTGCCGGCGATACTGCACGCCGTCCCAGAACGCCCGTTCGTGCCATGCACCGGTGGCCACGTCAAACACCCATGTCGCGTTAGCGGTCGGGAACGTCAGCACATAGAACGAATGCCCGTCCTGCTGGTACGAATAGCCGATGGCATCGTTCAGCACGCCGTACTGTTGGATCTGCCACTCCACGGCGTGCGTGCTGACGCGCTGCGCGTTGTAGCCCTGATTGCGGTACACGATGCCGTTGCCGCGTGCGTCTGAGCCCAGCCAGAACACGCTGTTGTCCAGCTTGGCAACGCTGTACGGCGCAAGGCAACCCGTCTCCATAAACGCGCCGTCAATGCGCGCCAGCGGGAAGTCAGCCAAGCCTGCGTTGTACCAGACCTCAATGGTGTTGTTACCGAACAGCCACACCTCGCGGTGGTCGATCATCAGAGACACCACGTTGTCCGGGTTGCCCTCGGCGCTAGCAAAGTCCAGCGGGTCGATTGCCGTGCCGTCGTTCAGCGATGTCACCCAGAAGCGCTGGCTGTTGGGCTCGTTGAACACAAAGTACCCGTCCAGATAGCCCACCGTCACCGCGCCAGGAAAATCGACGTCAGTGATCTGCGCGAACACGCCCGTGCTGGCGTTGTAGATGAAAGCGTCAGGGTTGCAGGCGACGAACAGCTGCGTGCCGTTGTCCGACATGCTCACCGGCCCGCTGCCGTTGATCAGCCCCAGTTCCGTCACGGCGAAGTTGCCGTCGGCGCGGTACAGTTTGCCGCCGGACGCGACGTACAGAAAGTCGCCAAACTTCCACATTCCACGGATAGGGCCGTCGCCTACGGTGGCCACCAGACGCAGCCCCGGGCATCGCTGGAGAAACGCCGGCTCTTTGCCGCCGTCGGGCACGACCTCGGGGAATAGGTTGACCATGCGGCTGTCGGCCGCGTTGACCGACCGCGCCACATAGGACGATCCGAGGATGGGCGTCTTCACGTCGGCGTACCCGCGTACACGTTGAACCGGCGCAGCCTGCGGTTGACGAGGTTGTACGGGATGCTCATCAGGTCATCCGGGTTGTTGATGCGCTTCAGATTGCGCTTGGACGACATGGCGATGCGCTGCACCGTGGGCGGGGCTTCGACGCCAAACTCGGCCGCGATCTCGCAGGCCAGGTTGTACTTGAAGCACCGCAGGTAACCTGGCGGAAACGACAGCGTGGTGTTCAACAGCGCGGGCTGCGACAGTTCCTGCACGCTAATGATGTGCCACTCCAGATCCTTGCTGGGCACCGGGTACAGCGTCATCGTGATGTCGGGGAACGTCATGTTGGTGAACATGACCTGCGGATACGTCGACCCCACGGTTTTCAGCGCAATACCGTTGTACTGCTGCTGGTTGATCATGGCGATGCCGAACGACACGCCAGATTCGGTGTCGCGGAAGTACGTCGAGTCGTCCAGCAGCACCGGCCGCGTGCCGACAAAGTTACCCGTCGGCCCGAGCGTGCGCGTGGCGGTGTTGGCCGGCCAGGTAAACACCTGATCCTGCGTGGCGTACACCGCTAGGCGCTCGATGCTCCACGAATCGAGCATTTGGTTGAGAGCCGCCAGTGCATCCTGTGACGTGGCGGCGGAGGGCGTTTCGCCCTCGGCAAGCTGGCCGATCAGCCGCAGTGCGGCGTTGATCTCGTCACCGGCAGTAATGTTGGCCGTCGTGACGCCCGGAGACAGCACAGTCATAAATCAGTCCTCGGTGGGAGGGGCTGGGGGGATTGTGGCACAGGGTTGTGCTGGCGTTGGATTTCTGCGTTGATGTGCTGCATCAGCGGCGCGGCCACGCGAAACGGCATCTCGCCAAGAGCTGCGTTGAGCACTTGGAGTTGTTGGGGGGTAAAGGTGAAGGTGAAGGTGGTCATGCAATTACTGCCAGCTTTCGAGTGTTGCCTGCGGCGTCTTTGATTTCAATGTAGCCAGTAATTGGAACATCGGAAGTTGCAGTGTGTGATCCATATCGGACCAATCCTGTTCCTTTTGGAAACAAAGCAATGTCAATATCTGTATCGCTCCCAGACGCCGAAATCGAAGGCGGAGAGCCAGTAACGGAAGATGTGGCCGCTAATATATTTGCAGAACTTACTGTCGTGTTAATTTGAAATTGGTTAGTATTGTCAGCAACAGCGCTAAACAAAACACCTGAGTCTGTAAACGTTATTTTTTGTCCGTTTGCTGCAGTTTGAACGCTACTGCCTAAAGAAGAAACAAGTTGGTTGCTGGTATTGTACCAGTGCATGTAATGACAAGAAGAAAATGCAATGGCTACACCGGCACCAGAAGTTCCAAGAGTTCCTTCAAGAGCCCTGGAATCAAAAACAATACCTTTTTCAAAATTAACAGTAGATCTGTTTTCGGCGTCGTTGCGGACGATACCAATTGCACAAGATACGCTGCCTGCTGTGTTGCCAACAACTTCAGTTATTTCGCCACCAACAGCAACCCAAAGGGCAGTTGTTAAGTTTGTAGAAGGCAAAAAACTGGGAAAAATTTGCTGCACAGCTCCGAGATTAGCAACGTCTATTTCCATCCCCTGCGTCGGCCCTGTGGCCGTTGCAAGTCGCACGTTTGTTGAATAAAAACCCCATGTTCCGCTTGCTCCTGCAACGTAATCGTTGTAAGTCATTGCGGCAACGCCAATGTGTGCGTCGCCAAGTGCGCCGCCACCTTGAGAAGACCGAGCTAGTCCAGAGAGTGCTATTCCATAATCAGCAAGCGCCGAAAAACTAGCATTGGATTCTAGGTAATCATAAATGCCAGTTTGCAATGAAGATATGTTTTGCGGCCACTGCCCGGCGTGATTTTTCCCAACGTTAATTACAGTGCCAAGCAATTTTCCGGCACCAACAAATGCCACTTCTGGCATCAAATACCACACGGTAGTGCTAGATGCTGTCGGGCTGTATGGAAGCAAATATGTTCCCTTGGGAACAACTAAGTATTTGCTTGCGGCGGTAGCAGTGCTAAAAGAAACAGCGTCGTTAGTTACGCCATCCCCCTTAGCCCCAAAATCTTTGACGCTGGTGATACCCGCGTCTTTGGGATCAAACAGCACCACTCCCGGCTTCGTCTCGCCGGCATAGCCCGTGGCGGCTATCTGGAGGCTGTACGTGCCGTTGGCGGCGTAGAAGGCATACTCGCCGTCGCTGTTGGTGTAGACGGGATTACTGCTGGGTGCGGTGCCGCTGTTGTTGCTGTACAGCGTTGCGAGGTTGCCGTTGGAATCGTAGACCGTAACGGTGGCGCCTACGACGGCGGTGCCTTGACGGTTCTGCACTACATCAAAGTACCTCTGCATGGGGTAACTCCCGTCGCCGCCTGCGCGCAGTCAGTTCGTTGACGGCAACCTGGGGCGATTCCTCGCCCGGAGTATACCTTTCCCACCCGTTGCGTTCATCTTCTTCGGCCTCCAGATCCATCGTGGCAACCTTGGTGCCGTGGATCGGGTGCTTCATGTAGATGACGGGCATAGGTCGCCTCCGGGCCTGCGGCGCAGG